GGGTTTAAGGTTGAGTTAATTCGGCAGATGAAAGATTATCCTTTAAGGTTAGGTGCTAAGGTCAAGATGAGTGTAGTTGAGGAGATGGCAAGTGCAAGGGAGGTCTTTGATTCCGTTCTTTCTGAGGACAATAAGGATAAAATTTTAAAGGAAGCAAAAGACGCACTTAAATGAGATTTTATGATGACCCTAAGCCAAGGGCTGAGATGGATGAAGAGGAGGCGTACAGTTTCCTTGCGAACTGTTACCAGAACTTCCATTACTTTGCCGAGGTGATATTAGGGTATCACGATATGAACGAGGAACATAGGAACGTATGTCAGTTCTTACAGTTCGATAAGCACCAAAAGTTGATGTTTTTGTTGCCAAGGTTGACGTTTAAGAGTTCATTACTGACCCAGGGGTACTGTTTATGGAGGATGCTTAAAGACCCTAATATCAGGATACTTATATATTCAGATGCCACGCCAAAAGCACAGGGGTTTTTAAGGGGTGTTAAGAATCATATTGAAGGCAGGGCAGGTAGGAGCCTTTGGTTTAGCCATATTGGTAAGGATTGGAAGGGCGATATAACCTGGAATGAGAACCAGGCAACGGTTAGTAGACGTAATTTCGGAGCAGTAGAACCCACCATAGATACTTCCGGTATAGATTCTAGTAAGGTTGGTATGCACTATGACTTAGTTATATTTGATGATATTGTTTCTGATATAAATGTAACGAATAAACAGATGATGGATAAGACTTATGATTGTTATAAGAAGTCTTTGTCTTTGTTAAAGAGATCAGGGCAGGTTGTAGTGGTAGGAACTCGTTGGCATTTCGGGGATATGTACGGAAGGTTGATAGGTGAGAATGAAGAGACAGATGAGTTCGGGTTATATGTACGTTCAGCACTTGAACGCAGGAAAGATGGTGGGTTGCTCTTTGATAATATTGGTGAAGAAAGTTTAACGCAGGAACACTTAGACCGTTTAAAGGCGGCACAGGGGACATATACGTTCAGTTGTTTGTATTTAAATTCTCCGGTGGATAGTGAAGAGGCGTTATTCCAGAGTAATAATTTTAGGTTTTACGGAAGGTTAGAAGTAAGTCCAAACCCAGGTGAAACGGGGATGTACGAGTATTTATATACTACTTGTACGATTGACCCTGCTGGTACGGGTGGCGATAGGACAGGTGGTGTGGTGGTGGGTACAGATGAGAATATGAAGATGTATATTGTAGATGTTTTAAATAAACATCTCATGCCGCACCAGATAGTTGAGTGGGTAATTGAGATGAACTTTAAATACCGATTGAGGCGGGTGGGTATAGAAACTAAATTCTATCGTGGAATGTTAAAACGGGAACTTGAGAAGAGGATAAAGGCAGAGCAGGACAAGAACCCTCAGTTTAACAACTTTGGTATTGACGAGTTCAGTCCTAGTCGTGGTGATAATAAGTATATAAGGATACAGGCATTACAGCCTTGGCATGAACGGGGTGAAATACTTTTCCCAGGTCGAAGCATTTACACCCTCAAGGGTGGGTTCAGTGATTTGGTACATCAAATGGTACAAGTCACTCCCACTCATATGCCGGAACCTAATGACGTATTAGATGCCCTAGCTTTTCAGATACCACTGCTACAAAAAGGTGGTGCTGCGAAAATAGATCAAATTCCTGAGAACTCCCCTGCTGATTTAGAGAGAAAATGGGTAAGAGAGTTTAATAAAGCACAGCGAAGGATTCCCAGGAGAATGAGACAGAAGTGGAAAACTTGGTTAAGTTAAGGAGAAAGTAATGGCTTTTAAGAAAAAAGAAAAAAAAGAAGTTGAGATAGTTGTAGTAAAGAAAGACCCAGTATTGAAACGAGGGACAAGTATTGTAGAAGAAGGTAAGGGAAAAGAAGCACAGAAGATAAAGGAATAAAACATGGGATTTATAAGAGACATAGAAAAATGGGAAGCTGAGTTATTACTCGCTGAGGAGTTTAGGGAAAAGGAGTTTGGTGAATATACTTCTAATCAAATCACTAAGGCTGGTGAGAATATAGATTATTTTGAGAGAGGATATTCTACTGGGTATGTGAATAATGAAGATGACACTACGACTACGCTAAACTTGTTTCACGCATTAGCGAAGAACATCATCCCGTCTCTTTATTATAAAAACCCAAAGATAATGGTGTTTCCAAAGAGGAAAGTAGACCAGGAATCAGCACCATACGCAGGTGAGATAATCAATCATTATTACAAAGAGATTGATGCAGATAAGCATAACAGAAGGATTATATGGGATTCTTATATCTTAGGTTTAGGGATATACAAAGTCGGGTACGCAACGAAGTTCGGTGCGGATATAAAAGACGATGAAAAGAAATCCTTAACGCAGAAAGTTAAAGAAGCATTAGATAATCAGGGCAAACCCCCAGTAAGGCCCGAGGTCAATAAGGAGATCATTGCCGAGTCTCCCTATGTGCAATGGATATCCCCCTTCAATTTCCTTATTGACCCTAGGGCAACTAACTTAGAGGATGCAAGTTGGGTTGCTCACGTAGTTGAAAAGACAGTTGAGGACATAAAGAAGGACAAGAAGTTTAAAAACACAGGACAAATACAAGGAACTGACCCAGATAGACCTAGTGATTCTGGTGTTCCTATTCCAGCTAACCATATAGAGAGCTTTAAGAAAGTAAAGCTATACGAGGTACATTATAGAACAGATGAAGGATACTATTTATTGTATATATGTAAAGACGGGTCGGTGTATAAGGAACTTTATCACGAAAAATCAATATATGACATGGATGAATGGCAATTCGGGATACTCGACTTCTCAGGTCATTCTCACAAATTCTTTAAAAGAAGCGAACTCACAAAGATAAAGAACCTACAAGACCGATTCACGACAACTATTGACGGAGTGTTTGAGCAGTTAGACTCTTTTGTACCGAAGATTTATGTAAAAGAGACAGGGTTAAGTACAAGTGCGAAGGAGTCTCTTGAAGATGGAGAGATCGGTGCGATAGTTTACGGTAATGAAAACGCAGGTGATGTAGTTAGAGAGATTGCGTTCACACAGTACAAGGCTGACTTAAAAGCCATGCTTGAAGAGATTATTAATATGATAACTATTCAAACAGGGTTGACTAAGGCACAGCTTTTAGGGATAGCTACGGGTGAGACTGCAACGAGTGAAACAATCGCACAAGGAGGACAGACCCTACGCTTAAATGATATGTCAAATGAGATAAACAGGTTCTCAACCGCACAGTCTAAGAAGTTATGGAAGATAATCAGGCAGTTTGTTGACCTATCCACGCTAGAGTTAATCACAGGTGAAGCTGGTGTTGACCCTATGACGGGTATGGTTAGGTATAGTTGGCTACCTGAGATTAATCCTGAGATGGACTATAGGTTACAGATAGGTGATTTCCGATTTGAGACAGAAGTTGGAAGTACACAGAAAGCCGACAGTGCCTTGATTATGAAGAGGATTGAGGATTTACTTAATATCTTGGCAAGGACAGATGTTATTGCGTTAATGCAACAGCAAGGCAAGAAGGTTGACTTAGCAGAGATACTAAGGATGTTGTTAAGGCAAATGCCGGAAGTTGTAAAGGATGTAGGAAAGATTATCCAGGATGTAACGATGGGTATGCCGGGAACACTAACCCCAGACCAGGTGCAGGGTCAGTTAGCAGGGCCAGGTCAGGGTGGAATGACAAGAGGAAGCCAGTTTAACCAAGCACAAGCACAGCTTGGCAGACAACCAACACAACCAGGACTGCAGCAGCAAGCAGCACAACAGTAATGCCTACCTACGAGTTTCTTTGCGAACAATGCGGAGATAAAACGGAATATATGTTTAGGATCACAAAAGCTCCTAGGCACGTTCAATGTTCTAAATGCTCTAATGACAAGGCTATCAGGTTGATAGGCAAGTCAGGTGGTATTGCGTTAGGGTTAGGGGTTAGGGATGGTGCTGGAACACCGATATGGTGTCCCGATGGAGGTTACTATGATAGGGCATTACAACGCCCTTTTAGAAACGCTAAGGAAAAGCGTGAATACATGAAGCAGAAGAATGTTGTAATGGATGGTTCTGAAACACCAAGTAAGAACTTTAAAAAGCATGACGGGTCAGGAGACTTTAAAGAAAAAGCCGCAAGGCAACAAGCACAAATGGAGGATTAGATGAAGAAAGAATTGTCAAAGTCTGTACGAGACAAAGTGTTGTATGCAAAAGAAGTTAAAGGGGCTACGCCTAGGGCATATGAAACTCACCCAAGTACAAAGAGCAAACCTGATGGCAGAGGTACTGAAAAGCAATGTAGTGTAAAGTTAGGTAAAATCCCAAAAGCAAAATCGTTTAAATAATGACGGTAGAATACCCACTAAAGATACAGCATGGTTCTGCTGTAGAGTTTGCACTATGGGGTGTAAATGGTGACAACACAGAACCTCGGGCTATTCGTGTAGATGATTCTACGGGTGCGTTAATTGGTATTACTTATGAACACCACGAAGTACACGGTGGTAGTCATTACCATATAGACGATATTCAAGACATTTCTATAGGGGATTATTATGATATTCAGATAACTACCCCGAATACAACAAAGTGGAGTCATTTTTTGTTTAAGTTATCGTGTGAAAACGAAACTGAATGGTGGTTATGGGAAAACGTAGCAATTAATACTGCTGGCACAACCATTACACCACTAAACAATAATCGCAACAGTACAAACACAAGCAACCTAACAGTAGCAGGAATTTTAAATACATCTCTTGCTCTTGCTAATGCTGATACAGCCGTTGCTGGTGCAACAGAAATTCATCATGGGATAGTTGGTTCTGGAAGAGATGGCGGGGATTTTAACAGAGGTTCTGAGATTATTCTTAAACAGAACGAAGATTATACCCTAAGAGTTGTAGCGACTGTTGCTGGTTTTGTAAACTTTAACTTGGAGTGGTACGAACATACTGGAAAATACTAATGAGTTTAATGATAGAAGCCTTGATGAAGGGAATGATGAAAGATGGTAGTGCCATAATCATCCTTCCAAATGGATACAAGAAAAAGAAAAAGACTGAGCAGGACAAGTTTGAGGACCAGTTCAATGAACGGGTCGGAAGAGAAGGAGTGCATAACGATGAGATGCGTACAGCACAAAGAGTAATCCCTTCACCCACGCCAGGATAATGAATTTCTCAATTATTTTACCAACAAGGGAACGGGTAGCCCTATTTACAGAGTTCCTAGAAAGCATACGGGAAACTGCGAAGTACCCACACCTAGTAGAAGTTCTTGTGGTAGTCCAGGAAGATGACCCAGTAACCATAAGGGCTATTGCAGACATACAGACCGAGTTTGCTAATATCAATTTTAAATACTGGATACTTCCCTGGACAGAGAGGTATTGTTCAACTTATAAGAATTATTTAGGAAGGTTAGCAAGGGGAAAGTTCATAATCAGTGGAGATGACGAGCATTTCTATCACACAGTAAATTGGGATGAGATAGCATTAGATACATTTGAAGAGTTCCTTAAAGATAAACCCGATAGGGTGTTGTATGGTAGACCACAGGACAATAATGGGAAAGACCAAAAGAAGTATTCTTGTGTACCTATTTTAAGCAAAGAGGTTGTAGAAATCACAGATTGTTTTTACGATCCAAGGTATTACGGGTGGGGAGCAGACCAGAATTTATTTGCTTTATTTAATGGATTAAACAGAACTTGTTATGTAGATATATTTATTGAACACAGGAGCCATCATCATAAGGCTAGGCTGATAGATAGTACGAATCAAAGGGTAGCAGATATAAGCAGTAGACATCCGCAAGGAGCAATGGATGATGACATAACAGACAAGAGGAGACAGAAGCTCCTTGGAGTAATTAATAATGATAGATGAATTAGATATATTGGATGAAGAGCTTGGAGATAGACCACTAGCAATCCTTATGCCTGGAAAGTCTATTGGTAATTTTGACAGAAGGAAAAAAGAATTTTCTAATCTTAATTGGTGTTTTGCATCTATAAATTGTTTTCCAGAATTTGATAAAATGCTTTCCAGTATAGGGAAAAGATTAAATATTGCAATAGCATTGGCAATGGGGATTGCTTATTATTATTGTTATAAAGAAAAGTTTTTTAGGGAATTTCAGCATAGGGGAGTAATAATTGCTAACAAGAAAGAGATAGACCACCCATATTCTTATAAACTAGATAGATATTTTAATTATTTTTATCCAGAAAGCAATACGTTGGCATCTTGTTTAAGATTGTTTATGAAAAAAAATGTAAAAAAGATTTATCTTTTTGGTGCTGATGGATATGCAAAAGATGAATTGTATTATAAAAACTGGAAAGAATTTGACAATACACTCGAACATAGAAATATGATAAACCAAGATACTGCTAGATTTAATAAGACATTTCCGTATGGAAAAACGGAAATAATAAACGTATCAGCAAGGAGTAGATATACTCCTTTTAAAAAAATAAATTATAGTGAGTTATTAGGGAGTAAAACAACAAAGGGGAAGTAAATGGAAGATGAAAGAATTGACGTAGAACAGGAATCGTCACCTGTAGAGGATGTAGAAGTAGAGGATTCATCCACCCAAGAAGAGGAACAGGCTGAGGTCGCAGAACCAACTGCGGAACAAGGTACTCAGGAGCAAAATGTTCCCTACGACAGGTTCAAGGAAGTTAATGAAGAGAAAAACTATTGGCGTGGTCAAGCCGAGAGACTCTCTCAACCAACACCTGTCAAAGAAGAGGAAGATCCTTATGCGAATATTCAAGACCCCCAAGCAAAACTATTTTGGCAGGAATTGGATAAGCGTGTAGAAAAGAGGGCTAATAAGATTGCTGATGAACGTACAGTTATCGCTACGCAACAGAATCAAGCGTTAGCTAGACAACTTGCGAACATCCAGCATAAGGTTTATAAGTCCGAAAATGTAGATGTAGTTGAAGGGTCTGCCGAAGAGCAACGTATAGCTCAGTTAGTCTCTACTGGCATTATGTCAATGGAAGAAGCGACTTGGGCTGTTATGGGGCAAAAAAGGGCTGCTAAAGCCGTAACGCAGAAGCAGCAAAAGCAGGTAAAGAAAACTGAAATGAAAGCTAAGGCCAACCTTTCTACGGGTGGTATTCCTGCCCAGAGTGGTTTACCTCAAGCCGAAGAGAAAGGATTTCTTGACGATTTGAGTGAATCCCTTGATAAGAGTTGGGATGGTCGGATGGCTTAACGATAGGAGTAGTAGATGGCGACTGGTAATAGTTCATTTACAACCCTTATTACCACAACATTACAGAAACATGGTACGCAAATCTTTGATGCTGTTTCAACAAACAATGCTTTATATTGGATGCTGAAAAAAGCAGGTAACATCAAAGTTAGCTCCGGTGGGCGTAAGTTTACTCATCCGGTAATCTATGACAAGAACGCAAGTTTCCAGATGTATAACAAGCTGGATACTATTGGATTAAATGTTACTGATGCTGTCACAAGAGCAGAGTATGACGTTAAAGTAGCGGCTGGTTCTATAGTTCTTTCTACGATTGACCTTGCTATGAACGCAGGTAATAAGGAACAGTTATTAAATTATGCTGACTGTAAGCGACAAGAAGCTGAAATCAGTATGTCCGAACTTATGGGCGACCAGGTTTGGGCTGATATGAGTCCTACCACTGAATTTGGTGGGTTAGCTTATATCATTACATCGAATACATCTGTAGAGACTACAGAAGTCGGTGGTATTAGTTCAAGTGTCAATTCATATTGGCAAAATCAGTATTATAACACGACTATTAGTGCATTTAACACAAGTTCTGCTGGGTTAACTCAAATGAACGCATTGTTGAACGCTTGTACTTTTGGTCGTCAAGGGCCTAAAGCAGTATTCACAGATAAGACAGTTTACGGATTATATGAAATTGGTTTGACTTCTAATATCCGTTACACACAAACTGACTTGGCAGACGCAGGGTTTAGACACCTTATGTATACAACTATGCCGGTTTTGTTTGATGATAATTGTCCTTCTGCTGATATGTATTTTGTAGACACAGATAGTTTGTGGCTACAGGTACTTGCACAGGCAAATAACAAGATCACTCAGTTCCAACTCAAAGACGATCAGTTAGCGAGTTCGGCATTAATGTATCTTGCTGGTAACTTAACCGTTGGGTCCAGAAGGACTCAAGGGGTAATCGCTTCAATTACAGGATAGGAGATAAAATGAAACGAATTCTTTTTATTGCTCTTGCTGTCCTGTTTATTGCAGGTACAGCCAGTGCTACAGTTATTACTAATCCTAAAGCCGGTCCTTCACTAGAGGTCACCTCTGTTTATAATAACAGTGGTGGAGACCTTGAAGTTGGTACTGTAGTTATTTGGGATATTGATTCTTCAACTGGTGATGATGACAACTACGTTAATACGTCAACTACTGAATCTGATTTGGTAGCTGGTGTTGTATATGGTTCTTCTTGTATTACAGCTTCGGCTTGTAATATTGTTACAAGAGGACCAGTGGATGTTGACCTAGAAGCTGGTGCTAATGGTAACTGTGCTGCTGACGCTTTATTGTGCGTTGGTTCAGTTGCCGGAGATGCACAAACCTGTACGACTGTTGCTAACAACAAGCATGCTTTTGCCAGATGCGTTGCAACGGGAGCAGCAGGTGGAACAGTTAAGGCTTATGTTCACGCTAATTAGGTAAATCTGGGGGCTATTAATTTAGCCCCCATTTCTTATGTTTATAGTCACACTCATAACAATACTTGGAATTAATATAGCACCATTTGTGTTCCCACAGGTGAACATATGGCACGCACAGGGGTTCTGGACTCAGATGTGTATAGCCATTATGTTTGCTTGGTCTTTCTTTAAAAGAAGCGAGAGAGACAGCAAGAACATACCACTCGGGTTATTGTTTATGTGGGTAACGATTAATGTCGGTTTTGTATGTTTTCTGTCTTTAATGAGGGACAAGTATGATACAGTTCACTTTTTCCCATACTTTAATTTTTTATGTCTTTTAATTTTTTATACAATCATTACTAAGTACCTCACAATAGTACACATTAAAGTTATCATGGAGGGGATGAGGTATGTTGTTTTTGCAACGATAGCTATTTGTGTATTACAGATTTTCAATTTATCACAGTTTTTTGAGTTAATCCCTGTTGCACCAGGCGTTAAGCACGATAATATCGTAACGGGTTTTATAGGTAATGGCACACATTTGTCGGGTTTCCTAGCCAGTTGTTTTCCGTTGTTATTATGGAAGATGAAGAAGTTAGATGTATTGGCGATTATTGCGTTGTTAATAGTGTTACTGTTTACGGGAACAACTATAGGGGACCCCAGTATTTCTGGGTTTGCTATAATTCCGTTATTAACTATTTTTTATTATAAACGGAAATGGAAGGTAATTGTCCCCTTACTGCTTTTATTGGCAATGGGGGCATACCTGGCTTACCCACATATTCCAGAGCAATTCTTTCACCCACAGAGTAGGTTTAGCATTTGGGCTAAATACTGGCCTTTGTTTAGGCATTTTCCGGTTACTGGTGTTGGGTTGGGTTCAATGAGGATTATAGCTCCACAAGTTTATCCTAAAGCCACACACCTACATTTAGAATATTTTGAGTTTGCATTTGAGTTAGGGATTATAGGGTTGGCATTTATACTTAATTTAATATATCACTTCATAAAAGACAAATCCGTTACAAGACTACAGTTGGTATTAAAGACTATGGTCTTAGGATTTTTATTATCATGTTTTTTCAATTTCCCTGCACACCTATGGTTGCCGAGTATGTACGCTATGTTTGCCTATGCAGGGTATAATCTGATTAAGGAGTTAAAATTATGGCAGTATCATCCAGAAAAGAAATAAGAAACCATTGCATGAAGATAACCGATACCCAGGGTTCTGCGATGGAGTCTCTAGTAAATGATTTTATTAATGAGTCCTTAAATGAAGTCAATGACCCTGGGTGGGCGTTTAGAAAAGAGTTTCAGCATAATTGGTCATTTCTAAGGCGTAAGACATCATTCTCTACAGCGGCAAGTACAACAGACTACCTTCTACCTAGAGATGTTGATAGGGTGGCCTTACTGCGTCAGGAAACTACTCCTGTTAAGCTAAGACAGGTTACTGATAGGAGGTTCTATGAAGCAGACGCAAAGAGAGATGAAACGGGAAACCCCTATTGGTACAGAATGTGGGAAGTATCTGGGGTATCAACCAAGTTGGCAGTTGCGGATACTGTTGATATTGTATCCTCTTCTACGTCAGACACAGGTAACACATCGCTTAATGTTACGGTTTGGGGATATGTTGATGGGATCATCAGAACAGAAACCTATAGATTAACAGGAACCACCACTGTAAGCGGAAGCCTTACATTTGATGCAGATGATATTTTTGTATCAATGCAGACAGATACAACCGGGACTGTAACTGTCTCAGAGAACTCCGGTGGGACTACATTAATCACGTTATCACCAACAGAAAGAACACCAATAGTTAAAGTGGTGTCTTTATACCCAATACCTGATAGTGCAATCACTATGTATGTCGAGTATTTTACTAGGATAAGGGAACTAAGTAATGATTCAGATACCCCACAGTTTGATCCTAAGTGGCATCATATTATTGTTAAAGGAACGCTTACAAAGATATATCAGCATCTTGGTAAAGAGATAGAAAAGGGTTCAATGTTAGGTATGTATAAGAGTTCTATCAGGGGAATGGTTAAGAGTGATATGGCAGTAGATGATTACATTCCAAGGCTAAAGAGACACTTTCCGATAATGGATATAATCCCAGTATACAGGAGTACAGACGATGTTTCGTAAATTATTTATCGCAATATGTATCCTTGGTTCGGTAGGTTTGGTAGGTTCGGTAGGTTTTATAGGTCAGGTAGGTTCGGTAGGTTCGGTAAATGCTGAGGATTCACATAGACTACTCACTTATCCACCACAGAAGATTATGGGGTTCAGAGGGCTAGATACCTCTGCTAGAACACCACTACTACAAGACGGTAGGGCTATAGACTTACAGAACATCAAGTTGTCCACATCTTTTGATTTAAAGCAGAGGTACGGATATGTAGCTATTAATGAGTCTTTAGATGACTTTGATACCTCTTCTGGTGCAATACATGGGATATTTGATGCAAGGTTTTCTGGGGATACTAACTTCCCAATAGTCTTTTATGAAGATAAAATTAAGTATGACAACTCAGGGACATGGACAGAGATAGGTAACTGGTGGGTTGCACCTACCATAACATCTGGTAAGAATTATCAGTTCCAGTGTACTATGGCATTAGATACTGCTGTATGTACTAATGACCAGGATGTTCCGATAGCGATTTCAAGTTCTCCTGCAAAGTCAGCTCTGGATGTAAGTGATCTAACTGATACGCTTACTAAAGCCAAGGCAGTAGCATGGTTTAGGAATTACCTTATATTCGGGAATACAGTTGAAGCCGCAGCAGAGAAACCTACAAGGTTCAGATGGAGTGATGTAGGAACTACAGAGACATATGATGATGATAATTTCATAGACATAGCACAGTTAGGTGGGGATGAGATTATAGGGTTTACAGAGTTTTACGGTAATCTTTATGCTTTCTTTAAGAACGCTATATATAAGATAACCCTGGTAGGCGGTAATGATGTATTTAATGTAGATAAGGTTATTGAGGGGATAGGTTCTATCGCAAGAGATTCTATTCAAATGGTAAGGTTGAGTAGTAACCAGAATGGGGTTATATTCTTATCAGAGGACAAGAAGGTATATATATTTACAGGATTAGGGGTGCAGGATATAGGGCAGGTAATTCAACCCACACTGGATAATCTAAATGAAGCAAGGATTCAGTATGCTGTATCTGTGTATGATGGTAAGAGTTATTACTTATCCGTCAGTACGGGCAGTGATTCGGAGAACGATACAGTCTATGAGTATCAGGTAGAGATAGGTGAGTGGACAAAGCACTCAGATGTCAATGCCAATGCTTATGCCAGGGTTAGGGCTAGTAATGAGATACTTACATATTTTGGTAATTATGATGGGTATGTATATGAGTGGGAAGATGTTGATTATGAAAGTGATGCTGCTAATGCCTCTGCTGTAGGTGTTGTTGACTCTGTGACAACGATTAACACAAAGAGTATTACTGGTGGTCAGGTTATTATAGATAGTGACATAACAAGTGGAACATATACTGGTGCAATAATTAAGATAACATCTGGTACGGGTGCAGGAGAAGAGCAGGTAATCCTTCACAATACAGACACATCTGTTGTTGTGGCAACAGCGTTCTCTACTACACCTGACAGCACTTCTAACTACTCTATAGGGGCTATTAATGCCTATTATGAAACTAAGTGGTATGATTGGGGTGATAGCCCAAGGAAGAAGAACTTTAAGCATCTTTACTTTTGGGGTAAAGAGGCATCTAACAATGCTATTACAGTAAAGTATGCCAGTGATTTCGGGACTACTATAGAAAGCCAAGAGCAGAGTTTAGCACCGTCATCAAGTTCTGTGTGGGACACTGCCGTTTGGGATCAAGGTATTTGGACTACAACTGGGGATAAGTTTTACAGAATACCACTAAAGGGTGTCGGAAGGTTTATGAATATAAGGTTTGAAAACTCCGATGCAGAAGAGACATTTCATTTATATGGATTTAATATACTAGCCGATGCAATCGATATACGTTAAAAAATACTGGGTATTTATTGTACTGTTTGTTCTATTTACGGTCAACAGTTACGCAATAAGAATATCCAGGCCAACGACATTTCAGTTACCCTGGACAGATGAACAGGTAGGGGACTTAAATAATGTTATTGAACAAATCTTCCTCATGCAACAGGGGAGATATGAAATGGATATAGAAACCACAGCAAAGAGTAACGCCAATAACGGAGAAGCGTGGTTAGTGATTACAGGAAATACTGTTAGAATACAATTTAAAGGTGACGGAAGAGTTTATACTGTGACACCGGATGGGTACTAAGGAGATATTATGAGAAAATGGATATTACTGTTAGCATTGTTAAGTATAGCGGCTGCACCCACCAGGATTTATACATATACGACAGGAGAAACTATTTCAAGTTCTGATGTCACAGCGAATGAGGATGCCTTATTTACATACTGTGCAAATGGGGTAGAAGTATATGCAGACGGAACGATAGTCAACGCAGACCTTTCATCTTCTGCTAATGTACAATGCTCTAAGCTAAACCTGGCGGCTTGTACGCAGAATATAGCTAATACGGGTACTTTCGGGAATACAGGTAATATGACCGTAACTGGAGATCTAGCAGTTAGTTCAGATTTAAGTGCAACAGGGTTAGTTGTTACCACCCACTTACAAGATTCATCTTTAGTAAGTTGTGATACAATAGATACTAATGCAGCAGGTATACTTTCCTGTGGGACAGACGATGGTGGTGCTGGTAGTGGAGACAACGTAACTGTAGCTGGTGTTGCTGTAGATACTACTGCTAATTTTGTAAGTACGGGTAATGTTTCTTTTACGAGGGGAGATGGTGGGGCAGGTGGACCAGATACAGTAGCAGCTAGTTTAGGAACACTAACATCTTCTGCCCTAGCAACTGCTATCACAAATGAGAGTGGAACTGGTGTTGCTGTGTTTAATAATGCACCTTCAATTACAAGCCTGACCGTTACAACTGCTTTTACGGGTGCTGGATTAGTCGGGGATGAGGATTTGCAGAGTGAAGATTTTGG